ACTGCTAAACTCATAAGTATTTTTTAATTTCTTCAATAGTTGCAACTATCATCATATTTAATCCAGCAGCCTGTCTTGCAATGTGGCGCCACTCTTTACCTTCTCTCATTAGCTTTATAAATTCCTTTTCCTTTTGCTTTTTTTGTGCAATGTAATCTTGTAATTGCTCTTTAAGTAATTCTAACATACCTACAAAATTATGTAGTCTAATTCATACTACCAAATAAAAAAAACCGCCCCCTAAAAAGGAGGCGGTGTCTATTAACCCCTAAACTGAAACTTATGCGCTTACAAGAAGGTCACCATAAATAAAAGCATCGGTGCGAAGGACGGCCAGTGCCACCCTTGCCTCTGCTTTGAAGGTAACCGTATTGTTGTCGAAGTTGTCGCCACGGTCGTCGGTAAGTACCGCAAGGCCATCAACCTGCACAATACCAACACGATTCCAGTCACCTACCAACGCCTTACCAACAGGTATGAAGGTGGTCTGGTAAACAGGCAAACCGTAAATGGAAATTCCACCATTGTTTGCTACCACAACGCCGGGAGGCAGTGTGTAGTCTCCGCTGGTTGCGCCCTTGTTGATGAAAATCGAAAACACGTCAACAGGATTCATTACCACGCCATTAGGCTCATAATCAGCCGCGCGGAGGTTGGTAACCCAACCCATTATTTTTTCCACGTTGGAAGTAATTGCGCCAGGAATTTCGTCGTCGCCGCTTGCTACTGCAATAAGGTCAGCGTAAAATTCTGTGTCTTCTTGCTTCAGGTATTCCGAAACCATGAACTGAGGCATAAAGCCACGAAGGAAAGGTAAGTCCTGCATCATCTGCTTTGCAACCGGAGCAAGGCCAGCAAGGTATTCAGCGGTAACGCTTTTTTGCTCAAAACGTGCATTGATAAGGCTTTTCTTAACCCCGTGTGAACTTTGGAACGCAATTGCACCTTCTTTTGCACGCTCAATGTACCATGAATAGGTACCGGTGCCAGAAGGGATAATTTGCGCCAGATCCCGGAAGTGAATCCTGCGGTTAGGATTAGCCTCAACGCCGGGCCTGTAAGTTAGAACGGTTGAACCGGTAAGGTCATCCGCTGCGGTCATCGTACCAACGGTTTTTGTGAAAGGTACGTTGGTTGATTCCATTGTGTTACCTTTCAGCTTGTCGCCGATTGCATCGCTGATTTGGTCGAGCGTACCTTTTGCCTTTTTGCGGCTTGCATCGAATTGGCCGGCTTTTTCGTTAAGTTCGTTAACGGTCTTTTGGATGGCTAAAAGGTCTTCGCTTTTTGCCATGTCTGCGGTTGCGTCTGCAACGGCTTTCGTTAATTCGTCTTTAGTCGCTGAAGTGGCAACCTTAGCTTTAAGGTCTGTTAAGCCATCAACGATTACTTTATTCATGTCTTCCATGATCGTGTAAAATTTAATTTGTGATAAATAATTGTGCTATTGCCTGCAAATCCAAACCTTTCACTTTTTCCGAGTCCTGTGCTGTAACAGCGGGAGGAGTGGTATCTATAAGTAACTGGTGGAGCTGCTTTATTTCTAACATTAATAGTTGAATAGTCTCATCGGTTGCGGTTGTATTGCGTACAAAGGTTTCCAATGTCTTTATCCTATCTTGCGCCTGCTCCGCGCTTTTAACCATTGGCGTATATTGGTTAACGCCCCAGCCTGTAAGTGCGGAACCTTCCATCAAATGATGTTCGGTTATGTATTTTATTTTTCCTTCGTATCTGCTATTAATTTCTTTATAACCTATTGAATGTTCTTTGATTACGCCTCCCGCTGCCATTATCATAAAATCCTTTCCAAAGCTGGTAGGTAATACATTTGCCCGGTAGAATAGTCCGTAATCATCTTCTTTTAGTTCCTGAAATGGTCCTAAGTTCTTTGTTATATCGTGGTTTTGATAGTATTTAATTCGCTCCCGATTATTATTGAGCGACCTTTTAAAAGAACCCTTAACCGCTACTTCATTATAGCTGTCAACTTTATCGAAGGCCGAAAAGTAGCCTGCAACGGACATAGTTTTTTCGTCTATGTCCTTAAATTCCAATTGTAGCGACTTGTATTCGTATATTTTACCCACGTTTGTAAAATTATTTTATGAAATACACAAAAATTTTATACCTTTACATTTCGGAACTAATTAAATGACACGAACCACCATAGCCGAATATGCCATTTTACGCGGTATTAGTAGCCGGGCTGTCAGAAAGGCAATCAGGAACGGACATTACATGCCGGGAGTGTTTGAGGTGGTAAGGGTCGGGAATAGATATTATTTACAGGTTGATAAAGAAAAAGTAAAATATGGAAAAAGTAGATTACCAAAACAAGATGGCCGCAGCTCCGGTTGAAATGAGCATAAAAGATTACGCCGACCTTCGAGGCGTAACGGTTGGTGCCGTTTACGATGGCATCCGTAATAAGCGGAACCAGCCGGGACTGCTGGAAACAAAGTTAATAGGCACGCATTACATACTTTTGGTGGATAAGGGTAGTGTGGTGAAGGCTGAATAATGGTTTGTCGGGTAGCGGAACAGGAACGCGCGGGATGGCAAGTCCCGAAGGATGCAGGTTCGACTCCTGCCCCGGCAACTAAAAATAAAAATTATTGTGTCAGGTGGCGGAATGGTAGACGCTGTACCGAGCTTCAGATACCTTCTATGGTCGGCTCATAAATTCTGTTTGCAGGTTCGACTCCTGCCTTGACAACATGTTTTGGGTTTTCGTTTATATAGCAAATCGCCTGAAGTGTCTACTTCGGGCTTTGTTTAACGTTCTGCCAGCTTTGCGTTCGTGCTGGCATTTGAAAAACGAATGCTTAACATTTAATCTAAAGTTCAAATGAGTACAGAAGTTCAAAACACAACGTCCAGCCAGCATGACGCAAAACTGCTTGTTATGTGCCGTGCTTTGTTGGATGCCATTGAAGCTGAGCATAAAGAAGATTATAGTGCAATAGATGAAAGTTGGCAATGGGCGATGAATGAAATGTCAGATGCCGTAATTGAAGCGTGGAATGAGAAAACAAAAGCTATTAATAAATGTGCTGATGAGCTAAGGCGTTATCTGTCTGAGCATGGCACATAACTTCGGGCTTTGTTTAACGGCAAGGCATATTGCGAAGTGTGAAAATGGCATGTACAAAAGATAGGATATTGATTAGCTCATTCATGCACACCGTAAGCATTGCATAAAACCAAATGTTGTGTGCTGTTTTTAGTTAACGAAGTATTAACAAATTGAATGGAAAACTTTTTAAATAACTCCCGTTTATACTATTAGGAGGAACACATAATGGAAGCAATTAAAATTAATTCAAAGTATGTTACGTTGAAGTTGACCCATGAAGAAGCGGAGCAATTAATTCAGCTATGTACTGCTGCAAATGCGGATGGTGACCACAAGGAATGGATGATAAGCGCACAATCAACAAAGAAAGAATTAGCCGCTTTGGATAGTGTTTACGAAAAAGTAATTTCACTAAGGCGTATTCTTTAAATGGCACACAACGGAAAAGCATTTATGCAGGTATTAAATTTATAATCTTATGTTCCCAAAATTTGATAAAGTAATTAATGATGACCAGCAGCCGAGTGGCAGCACTTCTGCCAATACTTGCATAAATGCAAATGTTAGCGGCTGGCATCCATATTCTAATGAATATTACATGGTTAAGCTGAAAGAAGTAGAGCATCATACAGAACAGATGAAACTGTGCTTTGATAATCAAAAGGCTTTTACATATCACTTAAACCAAGCAAAACGGAATCTAAATGCTTGCCGCTAACAAAAGTATTTGCGAAGTGGGGGTGTTTGAAATATGATAGTTTGGCTCATACCCGAATGATGCTTATGGATTGACAGTTGAAGTTTTATACGGTCTTTGTCTTTAAATACCCTATATCAAACTCCCTCCCAACGGATCACTCGGCTTCCTTATCAACCTGCCATCCGCACCCTTCTTTGGAACGGCAACTATGCGGCAGCGGCAATTAATTACGTCCTGCGGCCCGGCTCCGTTACTTATGTCGCCCGGATATGCCATTTGCGCACCGCTTACCGGGTCTGTGAATAAGGCTTCCTGGTCAACCGCCACGCCATTCAACGCCCAATGATTGGAATGTCCGTTAGGTATTCGCCCTCGGGTCCGTAAGTCATTAGCTGCACTCCATACCTTTTCCGTAACCCATTTACTCTTATCGCCTGCCGCCTGGTGCCCTGCGTTTCTTGCCCTATTTACCTCCGTCCGTGCAATGGTTAACGACCTCTGCCTGATTGATTTAAATGTAAGTTTCTCAAATTCCTTTGTCGCCTCGATACGCTTTGCCACATCTAATTGCCCCCAACCTTCACTAATTGCGGTTTCAAATAGCTTAATCAGGTTTTTGTAAGTGGTGCCAGTTATTTCTGTGGTGAGCTGGTTTAGGGCATTATTAGTGAGGTAGTCAAAAACCACTTTTAGCCAATCAGTAACGTAATTGCGTTTTTCCGCATCCTCTGCCAGACGGTCAATGTTTCGATAGGCTCGTTCCGCTTCGTCCTGAAAAACCTTGTTTTCAATGGACTTTAGTACCTCATAAATGGGCATCGGGTCAAGCTGTGAAGCTGTCGCCATTGCGCCGTATAGGTCGCCTGATTGCAGGATGGTTAATACCGGACGTACTTGCTGCCTGAGTGCTTTAGCGATTCTTTGGCGGTGTGTCATGGGTGCAAAGGTACGGGAACATTGAAATTTGCGGCAAATGGTCGTTAATTCTTTTGCAGGCTATTTCAAAATACTTATCGTCTTTCTCTATCCCTATAAAGTTCCTGTTTAGGTTTTTGCAGGCTATTCCTGTGGTACCCGAACCCATGCAGTTATCTAAAACTGTTTGGCCTTCATTTGTGTATGTTTTGATTAAGTATTCAAATAATGAAATCGGCTTTTGTGTTGGGTGCAAACTATTATTGTTTGGGTTTTTAAATTCCTGCACAGTTGTTGGGTATCTCGTTCCATTGTCTTTTTTACGGATATTTACAAAACCTTTGCTTCCATTATAAGCACCGCCATCTTTTACAATACTTGGGTTTACATTTTTTCGTTTATCAATTAAATGTTCAGGGGCATCCGTTTTTATTGGATAAAATGGCACTTTACCTTTTGCAAATACAACTATATTTTCGTGTGCTTTTAATGGCATCCTTGTAGCGTTTAAATTCCCACTATACCTTGTTTTTTTGTATATCCATTCATACTTAAATAGTTTCGGGTTACTCATTACTAAAGCACTTGTAAAAGGTTGTGAAGCGGTTAATACTATTGCTCCGTTTTGCTTTATAATTCTTTCGTATTGCTCCCAAAGTTTGTCAAATCGTATTATAGTATCCCATTTACAAGCGGTTGTCCCGTATGGTAAATCGCACAAAATCATGTCAATACTTTTATCTGCAATCTTATCCATTTCCACTAAGCAATCCCCTTTCCATAACTCTATCATAAGTAAGTTTTAACTATTTCAAATACCCTATCAACTCTTGCCGCGTTCGTCCTGCCGCCTACCCAATTGCTACCCTTCACAATATGCAAAAATGACTCTGCAAATATCTCATAGTCATCTTTTGCTTCGTATGTCATTTGCCGTACAAAGTTGTAAACGGTATGCAATTGGCCGCCGGTGTCCATGCCTAAGCAGGGCATGAAGTCAAGGCAGCCTACTGAAGTGCGGATAAACAGGCAGGCCGGATTCGGGTACAATATCCCCTTTCTAACCTGATTGGATGCAAAGAAAAACTTGCCATCAATCTCCGTCTTTATGTTTATTTTCTCAATTGGAAAACAGTCATGGTCAAGTATGCCAATAATTTCATGGTCTTGTTTATTCAGATTGTACGCAACGTTAAGTGCGCTTGCATGGCTCTTGCTGAAGTCGGACGTGCCAACCTCAAGGTGTGTGTACTTGCAATCATACTTCGCAGCTATCTCCCTGCATCCGCTGTCAATGTTTCCGGTGTTAACCACATGGATATTATCCGGCTCAAGGTTTTTTAGAATCAGCGGAATTTGTGCCGCCAAAAAGTTTGGCCGGTTAAAGTTGACTACTATTATAATCATTTACTTTTCTTTAAGGCGTAAGCAATGCGAGTGCCCTCAACCCGATAAACTTCGTAACTTTTGCCAATCCCGGCCAATATTCCGGCCATTACTTCGGGCATATCGGAGTCGTGCCAGACGATAAGTTTGGCCTTACATTTAACCGCCTGTTTGGTTTCGTGCTTTACCGCCGCCTCGGTATGTTCCGCATCTATCCAGTAGGCGTCACATGGGTACTTGCTGTAATCAAATGTCATACTATCCCCCCTTAGCTGCGTAAATGGTCGCTTGCATAGGCTGCCTACCTTATCGCCCTTGCCTTCACTAATCGGGTGTTGTAGGCTTATGTGAGCTAATTCGGTTGGCAGGTCAAGGCTGTAAACATTTGCCGTTGGCACTGCGTTGCAAATGATTTCCGTTCCCATGCCCATGTTTGTACCGCATTCGAATACCGATTTAGGCTTGTGCAACTTTAGCAGGCAATGGAGGATTAAATAGTCCTCTTTGAATCCGTGGAACTCAGTGTTAAGGATGGCATCAACGGCCAATTCCTTTGTGAAAATGTCGGTAAATGTTTGTGTTTTCATTTTGTACTTATTTTAAAAAGTTCTGTGTATAACTCATAGGTAGCGGTCATTTCCGCCAACCTTTTTGCTCCATCCGCAAGCGGGACAATGGTAATACCCAACGCCAGTATCTATCATCGGCAGATGTTCGCACTGCAACGAACCGCTAACAATGGGTTTTGCGCCATTGCTTGCAGCAGTATATGCCTCAACTGCGGACATAATAAGAAACAGGTCTTTAGGGGTAACCCTATCAGCAATTAAATCTTTTAATTCTTCGTAGGTCATTTGCTGCTTATTTTAAAAAGTTCTACATATAACTCATATGTTATTTCAATCCAATCTTCGTCATCAAAAGAATTTTCCATCATAGCGTAATATTTGCCATTTTCGGCCTTAATTGCCAATGACCCATAAGTGTTACAAAACGGTGTCTTTATAATCATTTCTGGTATTTTTTATGGTCTTTTTTAAGTGCAATAATTTTCGGTTCCAAATGGTCAATCCCCCAGGCCTTGCGTTTTTCGGGTTCCTCTACCATGCAGTAAGATGGGTCAAGTATGGTAAAGTGTTCTGGTATTAAAGAATAGCAACTATTCCAATGACTTTCGTCATGCCATACAGCGGTAACGCCCTTAAATGTATCATTATCGATTCCTTCCTTTAAATAAGTGCAAAAATTATAGTAACGCGTCCCACCCTGAAACCCACCTGCAAGATACTTTTTTCTATCTTGCGGGAATACATATGCTTCGCTTCTCATGTTCGTTTCCCAGCTCCCACCGCCCCGATAAAAACCGGGATGCTGCACGCCTACTAATTCGCCAAAGATTTCATCCCCAACTGGCGCCACGAAGAGCATATCGGCGTCAATATAGTAAACGTAATCATAACCGGATAGGTCGGCTCCGCTCATAATGTGGTATCGTTTGAGCGTCATCGCAGGCCATGGTTCGTGTTCAATCTCATGAAATGATAATCTTTTTACATCAAAGCTATATGAGCAATTTGTAAAAATGTGATAGTGTACTTCGTGGCCTATTAAAAAATACTTTTCAGCACTTGTTAAAAGTGGTGGTGTAAAATCAATGTAATCATTAGTGGCAATTACGCAAAGAGCTACACGCATAGGTTGATAAATTTAATCCATAAATAAATAGAAAAGCAAAGCATAGCCAACCATAACACAGCTACGCCAATCCAAAATAAAACCTTCTTTATTTTAGCCATGTAAAAGTTTTTATGTGGTCAATAAATTGTTCATCTGTCATTCGGCAAAGTTTATCCCAATACAACTGATTCGCCCTGCCGTTCTCGTGCTTAAACGTACTATTAACGCCTCGATGATGGTTAATGTGGTACAATGGGCCATTTACCCGGCTAACTTTTAATAACAGGTTAAACCGCCTCCAGCGTTCCTGATCTTCAGCTCCCATTGATACAAAGTTTTCATTTTCGCCGCCAGCCCTGATAAATGCTTCTTTGTTGTAACCAACCGCTCCGCCGTATGATGGCCCTGTGGCGGACGTTGCTCCCATTGATTGGAAGTTGACATACTGCAAGGCTGCAAGGGTGTTTGTTTCCTGTATTGGCCGAATGTAGC